TTAAGGAATTACATTGTTTTCCTCAAACTCTTCTTTATTAGTTCTAATATTAGCCGCACCCATTCTAAGACTTTGCATATCTTTGAATGATTTGAAATTCTCAAAACTAAAGTCTTCAATTAGAAACATAATTTTCTTATTTTAATGTGCATACAATTTTATGCAAAAATAGCCATTAAGAATTGAAAAAACGACTTATTAACATAGTTTTTAAGAGCATTTCTCGCTAAAAAACTTATTAATTCTATTAATCATGCAATTTTTCAATCCTTTCTTAGCATATTTTTTTATTTATATTTTACAAAAAAATCTTAGCTTAATTCACATATTTAGAATAAGCTATAAAAGTAAATAGCTTCTTTTTAAATTATATATTCAGGTATGCCATGCGGAGGACAACTACGTATATTACAGATCATTACCATATAATATTCCAATAATATATTTATTATTTAAATACTCATACTCCAGTTTCGAAAAAAACTTTTTTGCTTATATAGTTATACAAGCGGTCGTTTTTCTTCCAAATAGGGTCGATATTTATGTTAAAGAAACCCTGTTCAAATATCTAATCATCTATTTTTCAAGCATAAAGCTATTTGCGGTTTCTAAAAAACCGCAAATGAAACGGAGTTCTGCCCGACACGCGCCGACCCCTTTTTGCGGTCGCACCCCCCTTTTGGGGCGGGAAATGTGATAAAATCTTTACAATCCCACCATTATCGCATTTTCCTCAAAGAAAATGCCACCTATCTGCCTGCCCTGGCAGGTGTGCATGAAAAAGCCTCGCTATCTTTACAGACTGCGAGGCTACCACTCGAATAAAAAACGAACTACATCCTAGACGCAACAGACAGATTGCGTCCCGTCTTCCATATCCGTATCCATTCCTTACGTAACATAAGATATTTCAGTGCATCCGTAAGATTAGTCGATTCTTTAGGCAATCGGTTTGTAGGCAACTTATCGCCTGTCTTTAATTTGACTATCTCTGAACCACCATCAGAACGAGTAACAGACTTTGTTCCTGTTATTTCCATCTCACTTTTGAGGTTGGAACAATTATATTGGTCAAATTGAATAGTAAATAATCCCCGTTCTAAGTTACCGCTCAATAAATCCATGAAAAAGCGGTATTCTAAATTACTGCCTATGTTACCTTGTCCGAGGCTCATCAACTGCACTTGCCATCCTGTTCTTGTACCATCAGCATAAAATTCTATATTCTTCTTTATTTGAGTAGCCATATCCGCCTTGACTTTATGATAATTATTCATCGAACGATCATAATAGAGTTTCAATATCTTCCGTCTATGCGGTTTAAAATATTCCAAGAAATTATCAGCCAGTTCTCTGGCTGTATTAGGTGGCAATGTATAGAGTTCTTTTAATACCTTGTACTTTTTCTTATCCTGTTGTCCCAGCACCATAGACAGCATATTACCAGAATCCATACCGGCCTCTAACGGACGATTCATATCCAAATGCCTAAGCACCGTGCAATCTTCCTTCCAGCCCAACGGTTTCGTTTCAATAATTTCATTGATAAATCCATCAGCATAAAAATGCCGGATAGCCAAATTACAGTAAAACATTTGCCCGGCTTCCAATTTGGGGATAATCGAAAGAATATTGCACAGAATTCCTTCAAGTCCCTCGGAAAATTCATCACTAAACCAATCCAGCCCTAAAACGTCTGCATTGACATAAGAGGATGAAATGAAGAAAAACGATGTACGTGAACGTGTCTTGATCCATCGTTCTTCCCACCGCTTCATATTGCGTCCTGCGAGTTCCAGCGCCCGTTGCAGTTTATTAAGACTTGGAGCTAATGATTTATCAAAGCGATATTTCTTCAACACTTCATTATATTCCTGTAAGGTAGCTACATACGTCTTTTTCGTCTCGTTATAAACAAATCCCGCCTGAAGCATTAACAGAATCTTATCTTTATCGTTCTGTTTAGCCAGTTTCAGAATCCAGTCATATTCGCCAATATGGTTAGGATTAGGCATATCGGTAGTAAGGGTACGACTACGGTACCAAACATTCATTCCATACTTCACCCTGAAACCTCGTACAGCTTTCAACAGATTCGTAAATTTCTCCTCCGGGAAATACTTGACTTCATCACCGAACACTCCAACATACGAACGTCCTGCACCGATAGACGGTCTGTCTAAAGAGATGAATGTGAAATTAAATCCGGTATAGAAGACCATAGTGTTACGCCAGTCCGTACATACATTGTACATTCTTTCCTGCCATTCTTTAGGCGGCTCCTGGTTAATCACATAGTGAATGCCTATTTCCCACCCTAACAGGGAAAGTCCATCTATAAGCGAAGGAATGACATTCTTATGCAAATCTGAATACGTATCAGCTACCCATGCGAACGGCGCTCCCTGACAATCTTGTGCAACTTCTTGTACTCGTTCTGATAATACTTGCACTGTTTTAGCACTGGCACGCCCGGCAATCCAATAAAGCGCCCATGGCATCATTATTGATATGAGCTGGGCCATCCAATTTGCGTATCGCTGTTCTACATCATCAGTCGATGTCTTTAGTTTTTGTTTCCTGGTCATCGAGCATTTCAATTATATCCACATCAATCACTTGCGCATCCCTCTTTAAACGAACTTTCTCCCGCTCCGGAATATCAGGAATAGAATCAATCTGTTCAGCAAGCAATTGCCTGTTAACCTGTGGAATTCCTACAGCCTGCGTATCAAGCATATAAATTTTTATATGCTTTTCGTTGACTTCCTTCCGTTTCTGCGGATCAGGTTTATCCAATTGTTTGATCTTAGCTGCCTGTATCATCAAGTTTCCATACACTTCCATGTCCTTAGAAGAATGTGCATTTATTAATACAACCTGTGCCGCTTTCTGCAAATTATCATACATCATATTTCGGTGAGCGTTATTTTCTACCGAATCATTCGCAAAAAACAGGTTTATAGCCTCATTATACATTTCCCTGGCCCTAGCTCTTTTTACCTGAAAAGGATCATGCATAAGGAAAGATATTGCATTATCCTTACCGTACTTCCGCTGTATGCCAATCAGGGCGTACAGCGCATTATAATAGTCCATCTCATCACCCGTTAGTTCCATTGTACAACCGGATGCCAAGTAATCCTGTAACCTGTCAAAATAAGAAGTTTCAAACATTCTCTATATCTCCGAAAAAAACTTGGTTAATCGCATTCTTAAAACCGACTTCACGACGTAGTTTATCAAGTCGCTGCGCCTGAGTTACATTATCACCAACTTCTGCACTGGCTGTCATTGATAATCCTTCCTTAGCCTGTTGTATTAACTGTCCGCGTTCATAGTGATATTTCAGTGGAGAACCTACCAAATTGAAATACCACTCAAAATCATTCAAAGGAATATTGTAAAACATGGCTATTTGCTTAGGAGTATATCCTATAGCTGCCAGCTTTTCATATTCATCAAAGTTAATCCTGTCATACCATAACGGATTTTCTCTCCACTTAACCAATTCGTCCGCAACGAAACTCATAGACTTCCTTACTTTTTAAAAATACATATTGTTCTTCCATTGCATTCTCGCCATAGACTCATTCAAGTAATCGGTTCACCTCTTCCAATTCAGCTTTGTAACCAGCCAGTCTTTCCCGTCGTTCGATATCCAAATGCGGCTTATCTCCTTTATTCAATTCGTTAGTTACCCGCCAAATATTGTTTTCTATCTGTTTTTGGCGTTTTACAAGTTCTTTTATCGGTAGTCCCAATAGTTCTTTTCTCCTTTTAAACTCATTAAAAATCGGATGCTTCCCTAATAAAGACTTATTCTGCTGATAATAATTCAGTTCATCCCATATCATCCGGTTTTCAATATAACTGTCTATTAATTGTCTGCTAACAGAAGTACATTGATTCAAATCAGTGCAATCGCGGAGTTGAGAATGTAATTCAACGTATGCATGATATCGTGAAAATTTCCGGGAAGCAAGTGCCTCCAACTCCACCGGACATGATTTCTCGTTTAAAAACGAAAATTCTTCCCGAAAAGACTTGGGTTTACGGCTGAATGTTATCTCTGTTTCTTTCCAGTTTGTCGTAAAATCCTGATTAATATTGTATTTCTTGCAAAGAAATGCAACCATCATTCTCTTATTGCCGGAAGGGTTGGAACGAACCAGACGCAACGTTAATGGAGATACGCCCGACTGTTCCATCAAGCGTATTCCTTCTTGAGCATTTGCTCCATTCTTCAGCCAAGCGATTACAATCTCTTTCACTCTTCAAATTCGGATTTATCCGGGAACATTTCAAGTAAATATTTCATTAGAAAGTCAGAATATCCACTTTCTGCGTTATTCAGGAATATTTTCTTTGATACCAGTTCCTGAAATTTCTTGTGATCCGGTTGCTTGGATACGATAGACAATGCAATGTTATCGCTTTGCCAGTTCAATTCGATAGAAGAAATAGGATCGAACTCTGGAAAGAGAGTATTAAAATAAACAGATGAGATCAAATAACCACCTGTATTCAATTCCGGGAACCTTTCAAACATATCTACAAGACTCTGTTTTTCGTAAACAACAGGAGTATGTGTTCCAAAATCTAATTTGGGAAAATCTGCCAGCAATGCAACTGTACGCTCCATATTATCCCTATAAATGCCTTTATATAGTTCTGGACGCAAGATTCCTTTATTTTTAGGTACCTCAATATGAGCCAGCATTACCGGAGCTACAAGGTAGATATCATCATTGGACCAAATAAATTTATCAGTAACTTCATCGGCAGCAATAGCCAATTTTAATTTTTCAAGTACATCAATCTGAGGATTATCTGACACACATTCATGTTCTATGACTGTAACAACATCACTCATCCATTCCTCCCGGTCGCCAATGATGACAACATTAACACCAAAACGCAGGAATTTATCAAAAGAGCGCAATGCCATTTTCAATTCATTCCCTTGTGCTTTGTTCTTAACATAAGGAATTACCACCGTTGTATGATCCAGTATGGCTAAATTCTCTTGAGATGCCAGTCCCCCGCTTGGAGCCTGATCTTGTTCCACACTAGAAGCCTGATTATTTACTGAATCAGCTTCCACTTTTTTTCCTTCTTCCTTTTTAGTTCTCATATTCTTATTTTTTGATACACAAAAGTACCATTATCCCAATACAGGCAAAAGGACACAAAAAGAGGTGCTATATCCAATATGGATATGCACCTCTTCTCAACACAACAAACAAACTTATTTATAGACCTCCTTTAGATGAGCCTGACGCACTACCAGCCAATCCTAAAATAGCATTGATTTCCTCACTGTCTGTAGCCGGAATAAGGCTCTTGGCAATATGTCCAATTGTAGCCCCACGCAGTGAACTTGCCAAGTTGATCGTATTTTTATCACCTTCTTTGTTATCCTGTGAATCTGCTTTTGTAAGTTTCAATGGAGTACAGGGAGTACCTGCTATCTTTGCATCATCACCTGAGCAGCCAAAAACAATAGCTCCTAAATCTTCATTGATATTGTTGTTTACAAATTCATCGTGTTCAACCTCTGTTCCCGGATGCTCATAATCTACATGATGAATGAAGCCACGCGCATCGTCTTCTCCTTCGCTTGTGTGATAAATGTTAATAGTAGAGTCGGTTGCATAGACTGCAATCGGCTTTTTCCCATCTGCCAAAGCGAATTCCTTAACACGTACTCCTTTTTCATCACGGTTGTATGTCTTTACATCATTCCAGCGGAAATAGACAATATACGCCTTTTTACCTTTCGGGCGTCCTGCATTCGATGTCTTCTTAGGAACCGATACAAACTGATATACTGATTCTGCCATAATTTTACCTCCTTTTATTTTTTAAAGCCCACCAGCTTCGGAGACAGACGCTCCTGACTCTGTGGGTGGAATATATGCGAAAATAGCTTCAGCAATCCAAAATCCAGTTGCTTCCCACCATTCAGCAAAAATCTTCACCTTATAGTTTTCTCCTTGCATCCAAATTTTTGTAGCTTGTGGGTCCTTACTACGCAAATGTTTGAAGTTCTCTTTTGGAGTAATAAAGAAAACTCCGGTACCACGCATACCTTCAAGTGGAGCAAATGTGAATTTAGAGAAATCGACTTTCACTTTTTCTCCATCTTCATTCTTCAACCAAGGATATTTCTTGCGATATGCTTTTCCATAGCGCGTTACAATGTCCGGATCGGCATGAATAAACATCTGTTTCTTTTTGTATAACGGTTTAACCTCTTCAACCGCCTTGTCGATCTGATCTACCAGCTGTTCATCCGACAGCTTCTCGCCATTGAGCAACCAGGTAATAGCTTTATTATTCGCTTCTTTCAATGCTACAAGTTGAGTGACATACCCATCCATAACTTCATTGGCTTCTGTTGCATCATCACCGTCTTTCACAGCTTTAGACTCTACAAACTTACCTGTAGCCAAAGCAACCTCACGCTCTTCGTCCAACTTAGGGAACACAAGTTGATTTAAGATATACTTTACAACCGGCATATCTTCCGGCTTCAAGTTCTCATCATAAAGATATCCGATGATATCCTCCATCACATCAGATGGAACGATAGCAACGTTAATTTTACATTTGAAATTCTTAATGGTAAGCGGAGTAAATTTAGTTTTTCCTTTGGGCGTCCAATGGGGAGTAAACTGCTGTAATACCGAATCAATTGCTGCCTGTTGTGCACGAACCTCCACTTTATCGGTAGCGATGGTGGACATATACTGCGTAGATTCGGTCTTTCCCATCAAACTTTGCAGGATTTCAAGACGTTCACTATTTACATACTTACCAAATTCTTTTTGCAGTTCGGTAGTTTCAATAGTTGTATTGCCTGAATAAGAAGCACCGGGTCTTCCATAATAAATAGCATCAACATATTTATTATGCGACAGATTCATGTCCGGTTTAAAAGTCTTTCCCATATTATCCGCATTTGTTCCTGTTACAACCTTTCCTGCATCAGCTGTTTCTTCCTTTTCCAACTTAGCGATTATGGCATCGGCTTCCTCTTTCTCTTTTTCCAGTTTGGCAATACGTTCACGAGCCTCTTTCAACTCTTTCGCATTTTTCCCTTTCTCAACCTCCATTTCAGACAGAAGTTCTTCTGTTACCACACTCTCTGCAGTTTTCCCCTCCTTTTCGAAATCGGCAAGATCCTTTTTGAACTCCTCGACGAATTTTTTTCCATATTTATCTTCCAGTTTAGTCTCCTGCTCTTTACTCATTGAGGATTTTCCGTCCTTGTCTTTAGCTAAAGCTGAGATTCCCAAATATCCAAATACGGCAGCAACTACTTTTTCAAACATAATTATGCACTTTTTGAATTAATATATTCGTTTACATACGCATCTCTGCGCAATTCTCTCACTCTTCCCAATGCAAACTCTCTAGTACCAACCGAATCAATCAAGCCATTTTTTTTGGCGTCGTTCGCATAGAACATGCGCCCGGCAATGATCCCTTCCGTTTCGAGGTTAAGTTTACTACCTCTTCTACTTTTAACTGCTTCTTGGAATCCTCTTGCGAGCGGATCAAGTTCTTCTGTTTTGATTGCATCATATTTTCCCTCCTTCGCCGCTTCAAACGGCGCATTTTTATAAGATGATAAATTACTATAGATTGTATGAACCTTTATTCCATCTTTCTCATAATATTTGGCATAATCCGGAAAACTCATCATTACACCAATAGAGCCAAATTCCGAAGAGATTGTGTTAGAAGCAATAATTTCATCGCAATAACAAGCTACATAGTAGGCAGCAGATGCGCACAAATCACAATATGCAACCACACACTTCTTTTTCTTCTGTGCATATTGGATTGCATCAATGAGTGGGGCGATAGCATCAACGCTACCGCCACCGGAATCTATGTCAAGCAAAATACCAGAAATTTTCGGGGAATCTGCAGCCTGATTTACCATCTCTGCTACTTCAGTAGTTCCATAACTACAGTATGAACCGTATTTCAACATAGAACCTTGAAGCCCTATGACTGCCACACTATCTTGTGGTGCATCTGAAAAATCGTGTCCGGATTTCATTTCTGTTTCGGACATCGCACATACAACTATGGGAGACTTATCTGATAGTTTGGTTATATCTTCACTCTCAACCCCTCTTTCTAAAAGAAGATTAATCAGGATTTGGTTGGCTTCCACATCCCGGAGTGAGATAAACCATTTACCTCTCAAAACAGCACTATATAAAGAAGAAAATGCCATGTATTTTTATACTTTATTTGTTTGATACAAAATTACAATGACTTACCGCCTATTAAAAGGACTTTAGGAACTTTGAGAACTCGGCACTAGAACGTTTTATTGATAGAGTGATGGCTGCTGGGGAACCGCTTCTCTCAATAGAGAGCTGTACCGGGTTTTTATCTGTTCCAACCACTTTCCTCTCACCATTAGAGTAATCAATACGAAGTAGCCCATATCCACCACATTGTTCCCTAATAAATGATTCATTCGCCTCACTTGAATCTGTACAAGTAGCGCTCAATTCTTGTTGTACCAATTCTCCCGGAGCAGACCTAGTTTCTTTTAGCTCACATTTGGATATATTAAAATCGATCCAATTGCCGGAAACGGAGATGGAACTAACGCCCAAACAATCATCAATATCCGCATCGTCTATTGAAAGATAGAACATTGCGCTAATTTGTGCTCTTTTATCATCTAAACTCATAGCTTATATATCTAATAATGAATAAATTGCTTAAAAGTATAAGTATAAAAAAGATAAAAAATATCTTTTTACTTATAGATTAATCGTAAAAAAAACACAATCACTTAGAAAAGAGACAGTTGTATTTCCTTATTTACCTCTTTTATCATCTTTTTCCGATTTCGATAGTCATACTTCTTTATCGCATCATAGTTTATTGCGTTATTTTTAATGTTATATGCCATCAAAAACGCTTTTATAATCTTATCCTGCTTGAATCCCTTCTCATATCCCGCAACAAAATATTCGCGAATACGAAGACGGAAAGATGCTTCAATGTAATCCTGCAACATCCTTTGTTTCCATTCAGGAATATACAGAAAGTTTTCATTTAAAATGAAATGATTCCATTCCTGTGTTGGCAAATATAATGTAATTGGATTCTCTTTCAAAGGAAGACGTGGCGGGCGGTCTTTTATTGTCACCATTGCTTGAATCATTTTTCCGAGATCATTAGTGGTTGCTACCATTACCCCACCTTCTTTTCTACACCCAAACTCATGATATAAGTAATCATGTAAATAGGGTGCTAGTTCTATTGTTACACTTGGTTTTTCCATATTACTTGTTTTTTTAAATAATTTCCCATACTAGCTTACAACCTACAACTAACAATCAAATCATTGTATATAAGCACATTACATCTAGTCTACCGGTTGTAACCACTTATATGGTTGTAAGTGGTTGTAAGTAGGTTGTAAGTGAATAACAAACTATGCACTTACAACCTTTTCATATCTGATTATCAACATATTAAAACACATATATTATAAAGGTTGTAAGGTTGTAACCACATTTTCAATTATTTTTCTCTTAAATAGTTTTTTATATATTAGACCTTATGATCTAATATACATATATACAAATATCTGATTAATAGAGTTGTACTACCTTATATCCATAACGTGTACCCATTCCCGGCAATTTCTTACCTATACGTTCATATCCTAACTGGCGCAATGCCTGCCCGATAGTAATATCGTCAATGCGGGTCATTGAGCTAGTTATCTTTCGTGCAGCTTTCAGTTCCCGAACGATGTCCATCGGCATGCGGAACAAAGACTCTTCATCTTCTTCCGGCTTCCGGTACCATTCCTTCACCAATTTATATGCGGTGGATTCAATCACATACTTTGCGTTATATTCTTGGAAATCATCATAATCTTTTCGATTAAAGGTATAATCAAAAGTTCCATTATACAAGGTCATAGCTTCCGCCCAAAGCTGATCCACGTCCACGGCTTCTCTGTAATCCCCGATCTCGTCAATCTCAATAGCGGCTATTCTACGGAGAAGACCGGAATCTGAATTAAACAGAAACCCTCCCATCTCCTGTGTCTTATTACTTGTGAAAGCACAGGAAGCAATACGTTGCATCTTTGTGGTGAAACTTTCTCCTGGCAACTTGATATCCACCATGAGCCGGCTCATATTATTTTTAAAACTGTTCTCTGTTGACTTTGTTATTCCAACAAACTCATCAAAGTTGATAATAAAGCGGGAAACAAAACACTCTGTCATTCTGAATATACGTTCGTCTTTATCCGAAACAACGTAATACTCTTCCAAACATCGTGGTACCAAAAATTCAATCAGTGTCGTCTTGCCTATTCCGCCTTGAGCATTAACAAATCCAATTGCTACATCATTCTGCCTCTTACCATATACTTGTGCAACTACAGCTACCAACCACTTTTTTATTAGGTATTTCATCCGGTTTTGATAAAATTCCGTATCATCTTTATCTTTAAAGTCGTGTGCCCGGAGAAAGCTGCAATACAAATCTATTTGGCTGACACCGTTCCATTTGTTTTGTAAACCATCAAAATACTCTGTAACCGGATTATATGCTGTCATCTGATTAGGAGAAGTCAATATAGCCTTTAATAACGACTTGCTACAGGCCAAACCATCATCAATCATATGCATATAGATATCATTTTCTGTGATTGATGTAGTGTATTCACGTTCCTTACTCTCAATATACGATTTTGAGTGGTCGAATATATTAATCTTAATTTCATAGTTCATATCCAACCACTCCTTTACCGCTTGTACTTTTCCAGCAGCTTTGGCAGCCGAAGAAGTTTTTGCCAATTCTCTCTTAGCCATTATTTCCCCATCTTAATCGGCGGTTTTCTCCTGGGAGTTCCACCACATTAAACATTTCGTCCATTCTCGTTCGGATGAAATTACCATACCTTTGCGCAGTAACCTTTCCTTTTACATCTCTTGCAGCTTCAAGTGTATCAAGAGTAAAGTTCGAAGTAGCATAAGTCCTACCGCCATATTCATACCTGATAGCAAACAGGTCTATAACCGGCTTGACTACATTTCCATAGTCTTTCATCTCCAAATTTTCACGTCCCAACTCATCAATAAACAAAGGTCTTTCTCTTAGGCCAGTAATTCCACCTTCAGATTGAAGTAATTCTATCAGTTGCTTTGCATGAATAGTTTCAGTTATCTTACGAGTGAGATAATCCTGTACAGACAAATAGGAGTACATCAATAAGGATTTGCCGCATCCGACTTTTCCCATCAAATATATGCCTTTATGTACATTCCACTTGCAATTCCCCACATCTCCGGTCAGATAATAATATAACTGACGAATTATGTCCTTATTGTACTGGTCAACAATGAATGTTGACTTAATACCTCTTTGCATCATTATAGCTTCTGCCTTTGCTTTCAATAGCGTCCAAAACTCGATGTCAGAAATATGAGAATAATGAAAAGCCCATAGCTCCCGATCCAGTTCTTGCTGCTTTTGTTTGCAGGTATTAATGAAGTCACTAAAAGTCGCTGTCATGGGTTATTTCTTTAGGTGGGTTAGTATAGCTATTATCAGTCACTTTAAAAAACTTAGGATAACTACCAGCCATAGCGAAGTTCAAATATCTAATTGCTATATCCGGGCTTCCTTCACTTATTTCATCAAGATAGTCCAAAACCTTCTGTTCTTCTCTGCTTTTATAGGTCTTACCAAACGTTTCAAGACGGTATTCTTTCCAATATTGCCAAGTCTGCAGAAACTCTTCTTCTTCGAATGGTAGTTTGATTTCAATCGGCTCTATGGGATTCTGCATTAATTCGTCAAACTTCATTGCCTGCTCCTTCAGTTTATCCCATTCTTTGATAAACTTTGCTATTTTTTGTTGTGCAATAGCAGGAATACCGCCATCAATATAAGCATTAAACTCATTAGTGGCACATTCAAACTGTTTCCATAATATATTCCAAACTTTCTGCATATCTTCAGCTATTTAAGTCATTCTAAAAAAGACCGGGGATTTCACCCGGTCCCAATGAACAAACCCAAACTGGGGCTGATACCCAACAGCTCTCCTTAAAGCTGGCATATTAAAGTTAGTTATTCATAATTGACTCCTGACGGAGCATTTTTTACACAAATACTTGAAGGTTTATAAAGAACTTGCAAGTTCATTCAGTTTTAGCCATTTTCTTCAACATCTTTCTGAATTTCATTATATTCCTTAATGGCTTCGTTTAGAGCTTTAATAGGCGTCATCCCTTTATAGGCATTCCACAAAGCAGAGGTTATAATTTCGATTTCTGCATTTCTTTCTTTGATTGCATTCAGCAACCCTTCTATTGCATATTGTTCCAACATTATTATTTAGTATTATTCAGCCAATCCAAAGCATTTTGCAAGTTTTCGGTATAATCTGCATTATATACATATGAAACTTCATCACCTCTTACATATTCACGGTCATTGTCAGTTTCTCCTAATATAAACTCCATATTTGAGGTTCCTAATCGATGTACACCTATACAATAGGTTGTTCCTACACGTTTCTTGCTCTTTTTAATTGCTAAAAGAAAAATTCTTTGTTCCATATCTATCCCTTTATTAATCAATTATTTCAAATATAACTTTCACTTTTCTAATTAAAACGGAAGGTCATCACCCAGCGCCGGACGACAATCTCTAACCGTAAACTTGTTTACTTCAAAAGACTTGATAGAGCAAAGAACATAAGCCTTTCTATTCGAAGATTCAGCTAATCGTTTAGCCTCTGTCTCTGCACTTGTCAAATCGCTGTGTTTATACGCCGGGGTATGTTCACCCTCTACATATACCATAAAGAAAAAATCTTCTTTCTCATTCATATTTATTTGGTTTTACGTTAATTGCTTTACCTTAACCTCTTTGAGAACATAAAGAGGACTTTCTTTACTACATTCAGCCAGTATTTCTTGTATCAATCTTCCGTGTGACCTCTCCAAAGAAATAGGCGAGAATGTTCCATCAGAATTTTTCTGAAATAACAGGATTGCGCCATCTTTCAGATTTTCAAATGCAGTGTTCAGGGGTGAAACATCTATCTTACTCATATCTATTCTGATTTGAATTATTTTTCTTCTGATAATTTCTTTCCGCAAAACGGGCAAAAAGGATAAGCAATAGATATAGTACTCTCCGTTTTATTAAATGTACCATCCTTTTTCTTTTTCCGGTAAGTTGCTTCTATTACTGGCTTCTTTTCAAAAGACGGCATGGCGTACATATAATTTAAAGATGCTTCCGGGTCATCGGTCTTTTCTTTCAAATTCGCTTCTACTTTATCAAAACAGTCACACATATTCCATTACGTTTGCCTATACAGCATTAGGTTCAAGTTTATTCTTGTTAAATTCTATATTTGTCGAATAACTTTTTAAGTTCTTCCTCAAATTCAGCCTCTTGTTCTCTGGATATATAAATCAGAGTTTTGTCATTAACCTTGATTTTTGCTTCATATTCGTCTATTTCTTCCAAAACGAATTCAACACCAATGTTTTCATAAATTGTTCTTGCCATTTTTACTCCTTTCTGATTTGAATTAATAAAAAGTCTCAATGCCTCTTTCAAGTAACAACTCCATTACTGGTGGCGTTACTGCATTTCCGAGCTGTTTGACCTTATCTTTTCCAGTTCCACATATGACATAATCCGATTCGAAAGCCATAGCTGCCTGAACTTCGTGAGGAAATAGCATTCTATAAGTACACTCGTTTATATCAATGTTTTTAGGAGTAGACAAAACAAGTGCTACGCGGTCTTTTGTTGGAATAGTTCCAACTGGATCGAATATTCCGGATGCTTGATTATTTCCATAATAATAAGAAAGAAATGCATTCACAGCTTCGGTGGATGCTATTCCGTGCGTAATCATGGATGTTTGGGTACTTAATGCCTGGTTGATATCCCTGGCATTCGATTGGCCTCGATTTTCAACGATAAACGGAACTCTTAAAAGTGCATGAGAATCCACAGTAGTCATTGTTCCAAGAACTTGATCGATGGGTATTGGTGCATTCTTCGGATTGAAATTACCGCCGTAGTTCTTTATTATCATTGGGATACCGACGAAACCGTGATGGTTATCTCCGGAAAGTACCGTCGAAACGTGTTCATTTAACGGTCGGCACTTACCATTTTTATTATGTTCATCAATCAACATAGGCACTCCGACAACACCATAATTATGTTGCGTAGTCATTGTATACTCAGGTGATGTTATCGGCACTATATCACCACCGTATGAACCTTTGGTGACTAGTGCTGCAACTTGTCTGGTGGTCTGGGTGTAGATGGGATCAGATATGCCAGATGCACGGTTTAGTACGCTGGAATTATCTGTATAAATAACAAAACTTGAATCAGAACATTTATTTAATCCCCATTCGATACGCTTCATTGTGTTGTCAGCTAGTGGCTTCTTTCTATCTCCAATTCTCTCTCCGGGCTTCGACCAGTCAATAACATTGAATGCCGAATAATAATATGGTTCAACTTCATTTGTACAGCGTGGACAACGATAGATATATTGTTGTCGGTATTTCCCAAACTTCTTTTTGGAATTCTTCCAGCTCTGTATAGATTCAACTTCTTTCCCACAAGATTTACAATAAGCTTTAGGGCAGAAATTCAAATCTGGAGCCATGTTTCCTTTCCTCCAAAATATAACATACATTCTATCTCTGCTTTGAGGAGTAGGCAATGCATGCATTGAATTTAGATAAACACATTTATGCTCATACCCTAAATTGTGCATTGCGTGCAACCAAGCATCCCACATTACCCATTGCCGTGCTTCAACTACATTCTCAACTATGATAAGGTTATATTTATGATATTCTGCAAAACGAGGAACATCCCACATTGTTGCCCGTGATCGTTCCGCTGCCGGGTCAATTGTTAGATCACCAAATAATGTATTAGTTTGCTGATACTTCCTTTTCACACCTTTTGCAAGAGAATGATTTGTACATTCAGGAGAAGTTATTAATATATCGGTACTTTGATAACGTCGTGGGTCAACAGCTTGTATATCGGCACAATCATGGTCAGCTTCCGGAAAGTTAGTATTGTGGGTTTCTACGGCCAGCTTCCAATGATTCATTGCCAACTTTACTTCTAAGCCGCCACCCATTTTTCGGGATAACTTGCGTGCGCCTTGCGATGATCCGCCGGCACCACAGAATTGATCTGTAACGGTTAAGTAACTATTCTTTATGCTCATTTCTAAGTTGCTTGATTTATTTAAATAATCTTTCTTGTAAATCGTATCCGAACTTCTTTATTTCTCGTTCTCGTAGAAGGCTTCGCTCTTCTTCCATTCCTGGTAAAACAACGACTTTTACTTCATCATTGATTTGGTATCCGTTTTTCCTAAGCCGATACCGGAGATTGTTTAACTTCCTCTGTCTTTTCTTTTCCATCAAAATCCAATTTTTGTTCTCCTTCCCATTTTAATAGGATATAGTAAAAATCAGCTTGCATTACATCAGGCACTTTATTCATGTACATTCGCTTCATCATATTTACGAATGCTCCCGGTTCATACCCCGTATCAAGGAAACTTATAAATTCATTCACCCGATAAAGCTTCATTATACGCATGCCTTTAATCGTTGCAGTTCCAATGTATTGTCCTTTCAACTCAATACGATACGTTTTGTTAATCTGATACTTGGCAGTAGCAAGACGAAAAGTCGTGAAGCATTTACATTTTAATTTTCCGTTCCAACCATCTGAGAATCTAATCACATCCATCTTTATTCTCCTTTCCCCTGATGAATGTTATTTGTTGGCATAGCCTGCTCTACAAATTGGAATAAAAACTGTGGAATATCCTCAATAATCTGAGTTAAACTATTCTCTTCAATTAGCTTGATAGTTACTGTACTCATAGATTCATCTATTGATGATACATTTTTCACCTCTACATAAGAGAGATTATTTAGTGCATCAATAAAAGGAAGATACCTCATTACATCAAAAGCAGCTACGCAATTCAATACATTATTAGAGGTAGGCTTCGGAATCCAAAATACATCTTCGTTATTCCGGTTCTGAAGAGTTACAAAAGGTTTGTTCTTTGCATCCATAATAATAAGTTTATTAGTTAGTAAATCGTCGTTCGAAGCCGGGAATCGAACCCGGAAAATGCTAAATTATTGTAGATTATTAGCATGCCAGTAAGAAATCATCTCTCCTACGTTCCTTGCTCCGATTTTAGCTTTGATATTTTCACGATGTCGGTTAACAGTCAAAATAGATATTGATAATTCAGAAGCTATATCTTCTGCTGTCAGATGGTTAGCTATTAATCGAAAGACTTCTATTTCTCTTTCAGAAAGTTTAGTAGAAAGCTTAGGTTTACAGATAACACCTTCAAAGATGCATTCTCCTCTTAATGGACATTTAACCTCTTCAAATTGAAGTCTGCCCAAGTAATCAATATCATATTTGTTTTGGTCATATTCTCCGAAATTACAACGAGCAAACCGATGCGCTACCTTATACTCATAAAATGATTTGTTTCTATTACTTTTTGAATATAATTCCATCAAGGCCGCATGAGCATTAGGATATCTGTCGCGAATGATGGCAAGCAACCAAGCTACTATCTCATAATCAGTTTCTTCAAAAAGACGAGCGGCTTTACCTTCTTCTTTCAACATAACATCCCCTTCAGGAGTATTATAAAATTCTATATTAACAAACTGTTTCATACCTTATCATTAATAGATTCGTTTAAAAGACGTCTAAGTAAATTTACCTCAAGAGGTTTAAATGAATTTCCTGACATTTTATTGTAAAAAGATGGTAGAGATACACCACTTTGGCGAAGAAATTCATCTCGTAGCTCTATCTTCTTCTCTCGTGATAAGAGATCATAATGGTTTTTAAATACCATTTTGGGCTGTTTTTCTCCCTTTCTCATAGTTGTTATCATTTTTATTATTAAATTTATAACGCAAAGGTATTATTTTAAAACCACAAGGTATAATAAATCGTCCATTATTTTATAATGGTATTATTATTTATACTTTTTCTAAACAAGAAATTTATGCTTAAAGGACATATAATAAACGAATTAATAGATGAAAGGCGAGTAAAAAAGGTCGATTTATACACCTATGCTGGTATTACAAAGTCTACGTTAGATAATATTATCAAAGGTATTAATGATCCCAAATGTACAACTATTGAAAAAATTGCAGATTTTTTCAAGATGCCTATTGACTTTTTCTTCAATAGAGAAATAGATATATCCAATTTAAACATCGGACATCAAGTAAAAGGCAACGGTAACAATGTTTCTGGTGATATAACCCTAAGTGAATATCAAAAAGAAATAGCTCATTTAAAAGAGCTTTTGGCTGAAAAAGAAAGAACAATTCAAATTCTAATGAATAAATAAGAAAAACGATGATTGTCAAAGCATTAAAAGAAGAAATTAAAAAAGTTCAAGAAACTGAAACTTGTTTTATCATCACCCCCATTGGAGATGACACTAGTATAATACGTAGAAAAACAGATGGCCTGATAAATAATGTAATAAGACCCGTATGTGAGAAATTAAATTTCAAGGCAATTCCTGCACACGAAATAGACAAGAGTGGTTCAATTACTAATCAAGTAATTAAATTAATACTTGACTCTAAATTAGTAATAGCAAATTTAACAGGACTTAACCCTAATGTTATGTATGAACTTGCTATAAGACACGCTGTGGGACTTCCTATTTTATGTTTAGCAGAAAAATCTACGGAATTACCTTTTGACATAACTACAGAACGTACTATATTTTACTGTGATGACATGTTTGGAGCAATAGAATTAAAGTCTGAACTGGAAAAAAAGATTAAAGCTACTTTGAATGATACAGAGATTGATAATCCTATTTATAGAGTTGCGAAAGAAAAATCTATTATAAAAAATATAGAACGCCTCGAAGATAAAGAGGAAAAGAATTCATTACTATATATTATTAACAAACTTGATAATATTGAGAAAAGAATCCCCGTATTAAAAACAGACCTATCTATCCCAAAGAGAATAGTAGATATAAAACTTATATTTGATAAATCTATAAAATCCCAATATGAGGATATAGAAACGAAAATTTATGAAATAATACCTACTTGTCTTGTGGCGAGACAAACTATTGATAAAGAAAATGAGATATTCATATATAATTTAGCTCCATTAGATGATATAGAGAATGTAATTTCTAATTTAAAAAATAGACTAGAGTATACATTGAATCTGACTATTATTGAATATGAAATCTTTAGAATGCACCTTCAATAATAAAATATAGACATTAATAGACGATTATCAACCGATTGACAATTATAGACTAAAAATATCAGCATAGGAAGGGTATAGAACATATGGAGTGACTTTCCCGCTACCCCGACGAAGAAAATCAAGTCAAGATTCACAAAATAAAGCCAGTACAATTAGTATTGGCTTTTTTATTATATATAGGATAAGTGTAATTATCCCCGTTTGGGGGCAAATAAAAAGGGCAATTCTTTGAACTATCTTTGAACAGGTTTCTAGCATTATCCTCATTTTCTTATTTAATTTAGAGTAAAAATCTATTTTGTTAACTTTACTACCCTTTTATTTTGGCGTTATCAATGTTTTGCGTTAACTTTATAGCGGAAATACAAACATTGTTTATAGAGAAAACGATAACAAACAAAATACTTAAACACATGAAGAAAACTCTGCTGATGCTCGTTGTTATTTTCATTTCACTATATTCGCATTCACAAAGTCCCTTTCTGAATTTTAGAATTCCAGAAGAATCAAATAAGCGTATCATTGGATATTCTTCAAGTAATAAAATAAATGTTTTTTTGAATATAAAATATCAATCTTGTAATACTCTAATACAGTATTACAAACAGGATTCTAATAAATTGATTGTGTAACAAAAATAACGATATGATGAAAAAGTTTTTTTATTTGAGTGCGATACTAGCCATAGTTTTGGTTTCATGTAATTCAGAAAAGGAGTATATAGCAAAACTCTCTAATACCGCTTCTATGATTGAGAAAGAAGCTGATTTAAGTGAAGCAATAACTCTTCATTATTGTGATACTTGGAGAAAAGTAATTTACGATCATGAATACAATGGAGAATATTGCACTGATTTCAATGAAGCCTTAGCGAAGCATCAGGAGTTTATTATCACAACAGATACCTATAAGAGACTAAAACAAAAGAGAGATTCAATCGAGGCTATAATGCCACAACTAAATGATTATCCTTCCAGTTGTAAAGATGCTTATAATGAGTTAGTATCAATATATGCAGATACAGATGAATTATTCAGATTCGCAGATGAGCCTAGGGGCTCTTTATCTACATACTCAACAAAAACAACAGACCTTTATCAAAAGATAGAAAAGTCACTGAAAGAATTTAAAATAAAGCATATACAAAACAAATAA